TTAGATGAACCATACGCTAAGCAATACAGAGAAGAACTGATGAACGGTTTATTTAATGTATTGGAAAAGTATATCGTAGATGATATGTGTAAAAAAGAAGGCTTTGATTGGTTTCCAGGTTGGAACGGTTATAGCTTTCCAAAATTTATCAGATATGAAAACAATGCAGAGATGAAACCTCATTGTGACCATATCTTTGATATATTTAAAGACGACCAAGGCAATCCTAGGGGTGTACCAATACTTACTATGATTGTAGGACTAAATGAAGATTACTATGGTGGTGATCTTAATATATTATTTAACAAGGATTATAAATTAGAAACCGGAGAATGTATTGTTTTTCCTTCTAATTTTTTATATCCTCACTATGTTAAACCAGTAGAGAAAGGTAGAAGATACTCAATGATAAGTTGGGTGCATTAAAAAAATGGGAAGAAGTGTATTTAATAGGGATAAAAACTTAGACGCCACAAAAGCAGAGATGTTTTTTGGGCCAGACTTAGCTGTACAAAGATATGATAACATGAAATATCCAATCTTTGACAAATTAAATCAACAACAATTAGGTTACTTTTGGAGACCTGAAGAGATATCGTTACAAAAAGATAGAAACGATTATCAAACATTATCAGATCAACAAAAGTTTATATTTACATCTAATTTAAAATATCAAACAATGTTAGACTCTGTACAAGGCAGAGGTCCATGTTTAGCTTTCTTACCGTTTTGTTCTCTACCAGAATTGGAGGGTTGCATAGTAACATGGGATTTTATTGAAACAATACACAGTAGAAGTTACACCTATATAATTAAAAATTTATATCCTGATCCATCAGAGGTCTTTGATACTATTATTGAAGATAATAATATTGAAAAGAGAGCCGGCAGTATTACAAAAACTTATGATGATTTAATCAGTATGGGATATAAGTGGACTTTAACACCTGATAAAGTTGACATGTACGAATTAAAAAAGAGATTATGGTTAACAATGGTGACAGTAAACATTTTAGAAGGACTAAGATTTTATGTATCATTTGCTTGTAGTTTTGCATTTGGTGAATTAAAATTATTAGAGGGTTCTGCTAAGATAATAGGTTTTATCGCAAGAGATGAAAGTCAACACCTTGCAATGTCGCAAACAGTTATCAATAATTACCGTGAAAGAGAACAAGATAAAACAATGTTAAAAGTCATTAAAGATACAGAAAAAGAAGTTTACAAAATGTATGATGACGCAGTAACGGAAGAGAAAAAATGGGCAACTTACCTATTCTCTAATGGTTCTATGATCGGTTTATCAGAAAAACTATTACATCAATTCGTAGAGTATATGGCAAATAGAAGAATGAAAGCTATTGGTCTTACACCACAATACGAACAAAAAACTAATCCACTACCATGGGTAGATCATTGGTTAAATAGTAGATCACTTCAAAATGCACCACAGGAAACAGAGATTGAATCTTATGTAATTGGTGGTGTAAAACAAGATGTGAAAAAAGATCAATTTAAAAAGTTTAAATTATAATGATTAAACAGAAAAAATCTTGTTCGTCTTGCGACACTAAATATACAATAGTTTGGAATGAAGAAGAACAAGATTTAGATCCATTGACGTGTCCATTTTGTGGTTACGAAGTGGAAGATGAGGAGGACTTTGAACAAAGATACGAACCGAACGATAATTGGGATTGATTATTCATTAACAAGTCCAGCTATTTGTGTTACAACAGATTTTAAAATAGAAAATTCAAACTTTTATTTCTTATCAAGTAAAAAGAAACATGAAGGTAAGTTCGGTAATAATATCACAGGTCAATTACATGATGAATGGGATAATCCAATTGAACGATTTGCAAAGATAAGTGATTGGGTAATTTTCGTACTAGAAGACTTACATCCAGACCCTAATAGAAAAATATATATTGAGGGTTATTCTTTTGGTTCTAAAGGTCAAGGAATATTTCAGATTGCTGAAAACTGTGGTATATTAAAGTATAGATTACGAGAAGAAAATTGGGATTATGATACCGTTGTACCAAGTGTTGTTAAAAAACACGCAACAGGAAAAGGTAATGCTGATAAAGATATGATGTACGAGGCGTGGTTAAAAGATACAAAGATTGATTTAAAACAATTATTTGATACAACAAAGGTGGGTAATCCACTATCAGATATTGTTGATAGTTATTATATTGCGAGGGCTGGTAATGAAAATTTTGAGAGCAAAAAAATATCCAAAAACTGATCTACCACTACAATTATTCAACGTAGCTAAACTGATCTGTATACCTAAAGAACCTTGGTTAAAAAAGAGAATTGAAGAATTTGAATATGATAAAAGTTTTAAAAACCATGGCATGATATGGCCTATATGTGTTAGTGATGAAAAACCTAAATGGGTTGATGATAGACTAAGACCAAAGAATCCATGGCATTATACAGACGGTAAATTAAATTCGGGTCTATATGTACATACAGGTAATAAACGTGTATATTGGGCAAAAGAAAATGGTTACGATCAAATAGAGGGATATATGATGTATACCATTGAACATAAACGTGATCTTAGAAGAATGACATCTATAAATCACAAAGAGATACCAAAATAGGAGTGAATATGAAAAACGTAAAAGGTTGGCAATTACCAGAGTGGGACGATCACTATGAAAAGATGTTAATGGAACACAATGGTAAATGGGAATATCAAAAAGAAACTAGAGATTTCTCTTTAGGTTTTGTTAAAGCATGGAATATTGCATTAGACATAGGTGGTAATATTGGTTTTTGGTCACAGGACTTATGTAGAAAGTTTAGAACAGTTTGGGCATTTGAACCACATCCAGAAAACATAGCTTGTTATAGAGAAAATATGAAAGAGTTTACAAACTGGCAACTAGAAGAAATCGCATTATCAGATAAACAAATGGAGAACGCAGAATTATTTGCCTCACCAGATGAAAGTGGTAATGTAAGTTTACTTGCTCATGGTGTAACACATGGTAACTCTAAAAGAATTTTACAAGAAGAACAATTAAAGAAAACTTTAGTAGATGTAAAAAAACTTGACGATTACTTATATGAATTTAAAGGTAAGAATATAGATTTTATAAAAGTAGATTGCCAAGAGCATGAAAAAGAAATAGTAAATGGTGGTTTAGAATTACTAAAAGACCATGCAGCTGTTGTATGTTTAGAATTACCTTGTAGAAATCCTGATGAACAAAAATACCATGATAATATTGTTGCAGTATTAAAAGATATTGGTTACACACGAAGAGGTAATAAAAGAAAAGAAACTATCTTTACTAAGTGGGTAGATTAAATGTGTGCAATACACGGCATAGGTTACAGAAATGTAGGCGACATGGATCGCATGTTAGCCGTGGCACATCATAGGGGACCAGACCATAAACAATCCTGGCACGACACCGACATAACTCTAGGACATAATTTATTATCTATTGTAGATGATGAATTGAACTCACACCAACCTTGGGTTCATCACAACCTAGTTTTAGTTTTTAATGGAGAGATATACAACTATAAAGAACTGAAACTAGGTTTAAATTACGATTGGCAAACAGACACCGACACCGAACTACTTGCAGTAGGTTTACATAAACACGGCAAAGACTTCTTAGAAAAACTAGACGGCATGTTTGGTTTAGCTTTATATAACACAGAAACAAAAGAATTAGTTTTAGCAAGAGATTGCAATGGTACAAAACCTGTTTACTATGGTTTTTTAGATGGTAAATTATGTTTTTCTAGTGAGATCAAAAGTTTATTACATTTAGGATTTGACCGTAGAATATGTAAGAGAGCATTATCACATTATTACAATTCAGGTTATAATGCTGGTTATCTAACTATGTTTGAGGGTATTAAGAAGTTAGTACCAGGTGAAGTACAAACATATAGAGATAATAGATTAATTAACAAAATAAACCTTAATGATGTAACCTTATCTAATTTTCATATTAGTAATAATGAAAATGATGTAGCTGTAGAAGTAAGAGAACGTTTAAACAAATCAGTTGAAATGACTCTTATGGGTAGAAGAAACATTGGTTTATTTTTATCAGGTGGTATTGATAGTTCAAGTATCTTATATGAAATGTGCCAACTTGAAACACAACCAAAAACTTTTACATCACATTTTGCAACTATTGATCCTGGAAGTAGATTAAATTTAGATAGTGATTTAGCAAAGACATATTGCGAAATGTTGGGTGTACAAAACCATAGAGTACATCAAACACAACAAGATTACGTTGACGCATTAGAACCTACTTTCTATGCATTAGAAGAACCACGACAAGGTAAATCTTTTCCAACATATTATAATACAAACAAATTTTTATCAGAAAATAATATTACAGTAACATTAGCTGGTGATGGTGGTGATGAGGTTTTAGTAGGATATAAACATCATAAGTTTCCTGATTGGCATGGTAAATTAAAAT